AGTGTATAGCGTCTCCGCTGCCACCTCTTGATGAGACATAGTTTGAAGTGCGAGGTTTCGGAGCAATCGTCTTCCAGAAAATCGTACTATTATCTAGATTGAGTTTTTGATCATCATACCAATCCTTAACTGATTCGACTGCTTTAGTAGCTGTGACTACTCCTGCATTAGTGATTATATTAACTGTATCGGATGATAATATTGAAGCAAGATCAGAACCTTTATTATAATCAATTTTTGTTTCTGTTCCACCAATTGTTACTAATCTACTAAATGTAACAGCAATTCCACTAGAAACAGCAGAAGGAATTGTAGTTCCAAGTCCTACTTGAGTGTTTCCAACACTAACAATAGCAAAATTTTTCAATCCTGGTGCTGTAAATGTATCTGAAGTATTAACTCCAACAGTACTTTCAACAAAAATAATATCAGTACCAACACCTGCTGTTTCTGATGCAGTAGTTTCGAGTGTTGTATTGAATTGAGTTGATGAAGTAGATACTCTTGAAAGAATTTTTACATCAAATGTGCTATTACTATCGGTTACATCTGTTGTAACACCAGTAATAATGCCTTTAAGATGACCACTAAATGAACTGGTAGTGCCTGCACCAATAACTACTTTATTGTTTTTAGTAATAGTTACGCCATATCCAATAAGAACCCCTGCATTTGCTAGGTTATTGGTTGTGATTCCTATAATTTGGTCTGCTGCATCATCAATTGAACAAACCTTGAGGTTATTTGCCCATTCACCAGGATATTTTGCTGCGTAGGTAAATCCGGTGGAAGTGCTATAATTCTCTTGATAATCGTCGTAGTTTTTAATTTTTAGAGAACTACTTGATTGTTCATCAACTCCGGCATTTGCCTGGTTAAGATTGGTTCCGTCTGTTCTAACTACACTGAGAATACCACCATACTGGAGATATTCGGATGCGGTCATCCAGTACTCGTACTGCCTGTCTGAGCCGATGGGAGAACCAAAAACATTTAACAACTCCGTTTCAGTCGTAATTGTTATTGGTTCATCGATAGGACCCAATTTAAATGGACCAGCAATAGCGCCGATATTGTCAAGGACATTATCGACTCTCCCTACTGTAAGGTCAACCTCTCTGACTAATACGCCTGGAGATAATTGAGGAGTTGCCATTTTACTCTCCTAAATGTCTCAAATTAACTAAAAATATTTAGGATTTTTAGTTATTTCAAGGACGAAAACAGGACGAAAACTACCAGTCAGGATATACATCCTTTATTCTGGGAACTGGATTGTATGATAAGTTCTTTTTTCTATTATTGATAACTCTGAAAATTGTGCATTGCTTACAAATATAAGAATATGAAGAAGGAACTTGACCTTTATCCTTTCTAGTTCTATAAAACCCTTCAATCAAGTTTTTTATTTCACCACAACTTCTACATTTTCTGGTATTTAAAAATAAATGATTTAGATTAAACTGATCTTCTATATCCATTATTGGAAATCCCACATATACGACATGTCGCCATATTCGTCGGTGTGCCACCTGTCTCCTTCATTATCCACAAAAGAATTATCATCGAGTCCATCGACAATAAAACCGAAGGGTGCCATATCTTGCTCGATTTGGTTTTTCTGTTCCTCATATAATCTCTTTCTGACATCTTGATCGGTTAACTCCTTAAAATAATCTTGTGCTACTAACCAAGCATAAATCACAAGACACATTGCCAGGTCATCATTACAACCTTCTTCTGCTTCAAATGAATTGTGCTTAGATACAAAAGTAGTTAATTCAGAAATAACCTCATAATCACAGAAAATAAATTTATTCTCCTCAATCATGGTTTTTAAATTAAGAGAACCAACTTTCTTCACGGTCTTAGACATCTTAACACCTAACTGTGTCTTACTGCCAGAAAATCCTTGACCAACAATCTGTCCTGCTCTTCCACGCATTGAGCACATCAATAAGTTTTGATATTCAAGATCATATTGTAGAATGCTAGCAACTTGATCACCAACATCATTCACTTCACATAGTATAAATGCTTCATTATAACTTTTACACACTTCATAAATGACGCTAGGAAACAGCATCGGTTTAATAGTATTATCTCTATATTTTGCTACAAGTTTATGTGGAAACTCTGTAATATCTACAACGGTAAAGGCAGAGTAATCCCCTCCAACACCTCTTGCTACATCAACGGTGCAGACATAATCATGTCCACTTTTTACTGCCTCATATACATCTAGTCCAGCATTTCTTTGAATAGGATTTTCATATACAAGTGCTTTTAGTTTACTAGGAGCAATCAGTGTATCAACTGATCCCAAGAATTCACACTCAAACTCAATTTTAAACTGCTGTTCAGATGTGTTTTTTATGGTTTGTTGTTTCCACTTATCATCTCTGCCTGGAACCTCAGACCAGTGAACATCAGTGGGGACGTATTCATTTCTACTCTTCTCTGCATCAGTCCACATGCGGTAGAAGTGGTTCATACCATGTGGAGTAGAAACAATAATTACTTTCGTTGATTTACCAGAAGTAATAGTAGGATAAACAGAGGCAAAGAAGGCATCCGCAATATGGTTTGGAACGAAGGCAAACTCGTCGAGGAAGAGAATGTTAAACGACATGCCTCGGACAGCACTTGCAGACGTAGAAGCTGCCAATATCTTACTGCCATTTTCTAATTCCAAAGAACCTTTGTTCCAAGATAGAATACCCTGCTGCATCCACTTTGGCAAGTTTTCATAAGCAATTTGCAATCTACTCAGAAGTTCCCTAGCAGTTGATGCTTTGTTTGCTAGAATGCCAATATTAACACTGTCATTAAAAACAGCATAATGCAGAAGGAAAGATACCACAGTTGTAGACTTACCAGTCTGGCGTGGCATCTTGCAAATATTAAATCTATTTTCGTGGAAATTGCGAACTAACTTCTCTTGGAAGTCATACATCTTGAACGGTTGAAGACCGGCATCAAGTGTGACGATCTTCACATAGTTCTTAGCAAAGTAGACTGGGTCATTCTTGCATTTGATGTATTCTTCAATTTGTTCTTGTGTAAACTCAATTTGGGTATTCGCCTTTTTAAGGTTCGGATTCCCTAAGTAAATATCAGCACTTGGCATAAGTCAGATCAGCAATTCCACGCTCTAAGAGATTTATTGATTCTTGAATCTGGATCGTTGGCAGTTTTAGAGGAAGTTAATTTCTTTTTCATGCCTTTCATACGAGCACAGAAAGAAGCACGACGTTTGTTTCCAACCTTCTTGCTTGGTGCTTTCAGATCAGAACCAGGATTTTCTCTTTCATAAGACTTACGACCCTTCTCATTTAATCCGCCTGAAGGGTTCTTACCGGACTTTTTTGTCCATGCTGCTCCTTCTCCAATTTCTGCTTCTTCACCAAATTCAGCATACTTATCAACAGGACCAACGTTTAGATACATTTCATCGTTCTTTGGATTGTCAATAATATAGAATGATCTTACTCTGGCACCGGGATAGATCTTATTGATTGCCATTTCGACTTCCATCTTCGATGGTTTTCTGACTTCAGGGAAAAAGATCTTGAGCAATTTCATCTGTGCTCTCCAGGTAAATGTAACGATGTACATATTACCCATCTCAGAACGCATCTGAACTGCTTCAGACATTGTTGTTCCAAGATCTGCGTTAGTAATCAAATCAATTACTTCAGCAAACTCTTTACCGTTTGCTTTTTCAAGTGTGACTGATTCATTTTTAGGTACGCAGTTGGGGACCATCTTGCCACCCTTTTTCTTCATGCCAACTTGCTTGTGGGTATCCCAGCAAGGATCACCGTCTGCTTTGCCTTCGGTTGCTACTTCTACTTCTTCTTTCTTAGTCTTCTTCTTTTTGACACAGTTTGGATATCTCTTACCAAACATAGTCTTCATACCTTTCTTTTCATAACCATCCCAGCAGTCTTCACCAACAACTTCAACTTCAATACCTTGATTTCTCATTGCTCTGATTTGCATCTCTGAGAACTCAGGCAGTGCCATGAAGTCTTCTTTCTTGGTGCTGTTTCCCCAGTTCTTAGCACCCTTCTTACGACATTTTACAAGAGCACCAGAGGCATAAGCAGAAGGCCAAACATCGTAACGTGCTTTGACCTTATAATAGCAAGCATCTTTCTTGCCACTACCTTTACCAGGTTTGTCCTTTGCTTCTCCAACGTAACTTGCTGCAGCATCCATGTTATGCTCCGTGTCTGTAATTTTTGCCTGCATCCAAGCTGGTAAATTCTTTTCTTTTTTGCCTAATCCTTTTTTAAGTTTCTTAATGTTTTTCTCAGACTTGTTTAGTTGAGAATGCGCCATTGAAACTTCATGATCCTTTTCTTCTTTTTTCATTTTCTTCTTAGGATCTGTGGAAACGTAAGTTGGTTTGGATGCACCTGTTTTCTGTTGTTGTCCAGGGTCAGCTTTCTTTTTTCTCCTCTGAGCAGAAAGTCTTTCTGCCTTGGTCATAGAAGCTCTTTTCGCGGAAGAGACGCATTTGGGGGTTCCTTCACCAGGTTTGTCACTTGCACAAGTTCCACCTGTTACAACATTGACCCAACCTTTTTTACCATCTTTTGATTTGGACTTACCAAACCAATCCCTAAGTCCCTCTTCGTTAATCATCCCAATAAGTAAGAGAATCTCTTTTTATTTATAGACCAATAATGGTCAGGGGATTTGAGAATACAGTAGCAACACCACTATTTGAATCAAACTCAATCCTATTGCTTTCGTAATCAAGAGTTTTCATATTCCCCAATTCAACACCGTCACTAGAAATCCCAACGCTACCAGAACCATTGACCTCACTTATAAGTCTAGGCATTAGTTTGCAGTCTCCAACACTGATAGAAGAACTTTAAGAGTGCTATTAGCACCAGCACTCGCTTGAATAGAATCATTGGTCTGTAGAACCAACTTACCATCTAAAGGAATATAAGCATCGTTTATCGGCACAGTGGCGTCTTTAATAATCTCAGTTGTGGTAGCACTTCTAACGTGCGACATCGTCACTGTTGTAGAAGAACTAGCAACGTTTGTGATATGGGCATACAAAACAATACCAGTATAACCAGTCGGTGCAGTATAGATCGTCTGATTCGCGGTAGTCAGTTCAATCGTTTCTGTCTTGAATCTATTAAGTGCTAACTGTGCCATTTAACTGAGTGCTAAGATAAAGGGTGTCATTTCTGAGAACAAACTCTTGGAAAATGCTCTTCCACTAATAGTTCCTGTTGCTTGGTTGATCTGAAGATCATCACCAATTCTGAAATTACCAGCCTGGTCTGTGCTGGTATATATTACTCTTCCACCATTTTGACTTACA